CAGGACGACCAATATCCAGCACCGCATCCCACATGGATTTGAATGCCCGCGCTGTCCTGTCTGCCCAGGTCTCCAGCGTGCCCATGTTCTCTTTCAGGCGGCGGGTCTGGTCATCAAACCCTTTCGTTGCGGCCTCGTTCGCCGCCTGCAATGCCCCGGTTTCATCGCCGGAACGCTGCAACTGAGCAACATACGCAATCTGCTCCGCCGTCACGTTATGGAACTGCTTCGCCATCGCAATCAGCCCCGACGTCGGGTCAGTGGTCAGTTTTCCGAAAGCCTCTGCAACCTTGTCCACCTCCACACCGGATGCAGAAGCAAAACGCGCGACACTCTGGTTGATGGCATCAAACTGTTCACCACCACGCACACCGGCATTCACCATGGCTGCCAGTGACTCACTCGCCTGGTTAAACGTCAGCCCTGCGGCCTGTCCGGCTCTGGAGAGCGTCAGCATGCGATCGGCAGTCAGTCCGGACTGATTACCGGAAAGAACCAGGGTTTTATTAAACGCTGAAAGCGTGGAATCTCCCTGGTACCAGGCGTACACCAGCGCACCTGTCGCCACCGCCAGCGAGGTGACCCCGACCATCGGCAGGGTGATCGCACCGGCAAGCCCCCTGAACATGGGGATCATCCCGCCGAAGGAGTCCTTCACCTGACCGCCCTGTTGCAGCAGGATCAGCCAGGGATTCTGACCACCGGCAAGCTGCGTGGCGATATCCGTAAACTGTGCGGGCAGGGTTCGCATGGCCGCTTTATACTGCCCGACGGAAATCCCTGCTTTTTGTGCAGCCAGCGCCTGGCGGCTCAGCCCCTGCTCAACGACAGTTGCGGTTTTTCTGGCGTCAGTATCCAGACCTGAAAAATGACGCCTTACCCGGCTCATCTGCTCATCGAAACGGACCGCATCCAGACTCAGGTCAATAACAAGATCACCAACCGGCTGGGACATATCTCACACCTCCCGGAATCCCCGCTGAAGCCATCATTAATGCGGCATCATCCACCATGACATCCGCCACATCCGCAGACGATAAAATATCGCCCCCTCCGTCCCCACCGAACCGGACGCCTCCGGCAAGTCCTGCCGCTTTCTGCATCAGCATTTTGTCCTCATCCGGCCTCTCCACCTGCTCTTCCTCATGCCGGGGGACAAGCAGACTGAAATCAGAGGGATGCATATCCGGATCGCAAAAAAACAGGCTGAGTACAGCGTACGTCAGCCCGGAAAAATGCATATCCAGCTGGGTATCCTGAAAATAATGCGTGCGGTAAAAACGGTGCCAGTCGGCATATTCGGTGGATGTCATCCTGGCAAGCATGGCGCGCCAGTCGGGTCTCCCCATCTCACGCGCCAGTCTGAGGGCAAAGTTCAGCTCACCGTCGAAGACTTTCCCGCAGAAAAATCATCATCAGTCAGCGTGTTATTTTTCGCCACTTCAGTAATATCAGTATCCGGACGAACAGCTTCGATCATCCCGGACAGACGCAACACCACGTCTTCCGCCCGGGCAATGGCATCAGCAGGCCAGGTGGTGAGCACTTCCTGCTCTATCTTCATCACGGCCTCATTCATTGACGGTGACTGCGTTTTCTGTGGATGGTTATGCCACAGGGACATCGCCACCAGAAACGCGCCGGTTCTGACAAGATCTTCCACACTCACCTGCAGGTTGCCGCTGGCTTCAGCCTCTTCTGCCCGCCGTTTCAGGAGGGCAAGATGCTCAATACGCTGCAGCGCAGACAGCTCAGAAAGCGTGACGGATACACCGTTATATTCAAATTGTTCTGTTTTCAGGAACATCGCTTATCTCTCAGCTCTTTAGCCACCCGGCACATTATTAACGGTAATTTCAGCCACCGCAGCAAACTGACCATTACCGGAAATCACAGGGATGCTGACTTTTCCATCCTTAACCCCCGTCACAGTAATCGTCATATCTTTCACGCTAATGGTGGCTTTTGATGGATCGGCGGAAATCGCCCTGAATGTCTTATCCGTTGCATTTTCCGGTTCCACAGTAACGGTCAGGGTGGTTGTTTTCCCTTTTGCCACCGTACCGGATGTCGGCGTCACCTTAATCGCACTGACCGGCGTAATTTTGCTGCGTTCTTCCGCTACAGAAGGTTTACCCACGTTAGTGACTTTCACCGTGCGGGTGATCACTTCTTTCGCCGTCACGGCCTTACCGATACTGCTGACCCAGCCACGAAACACATCCACCGTGCCATTCGGAAAACGGATTTTATAGGCCCGGACATCGCCGCTTTCAAACCAGCCTATAAGCCCTTTCTGACCTTCCTCTCCCGGTTTCCAGGCCAGCGTAAAACTGGTATCACCTGCAGATTTCTGCCCCTGCCCGGTCGCGGTCCAGTCTGCGTCTTCATCATCCAGGTAGTTATCATCGTAGGATTCTGCCGTCATCTCGCCCGGCGTCAGATCCTTCACCTTAGCCAGTCGCTGCCAGTCAGCGTCTGACAACGGGTTTGCATAAGCATCACCCTTGCCGTTGTAAACCCACAGAGTGGTACCGGCACCTTTTACCGGCTCCAGGGGATTTGGTGTTGCCATATCGTCCTCACATCTCGTATGTAATGGAATAAGTCAGATCCGCAGAGCTCCATAACGCCATATCGTCATCACGACGATACTCATAGCCCTGCGTAACCATCGTGGTAATCAGTCCTGCCAGTGCCGGGATCGCAGTCATCGCCGGATAAATCCGGCTTTCCATCCACTGATCAAGCTCTGAATCCGGTACCTGTGCCGGTAAAAACACCTCAATATGCAGTGTGGCCCGCCAGGTATCTGCATCCAGCTCTTCACCGGTATACTCTGCATCCGTCAGATAAACCGCGATCGCAGGAAAATCCTCTTCGTCAAAAACAACGGGGCGACCATCAAACAGCGTCGCCCCGTGTTCATGCTGCTCGAGTGCATCCAGCACTGCAGCACGGATATCAGTGTGTTTCATCGTTTTATCGCAATCCTCAGTTGTTGTTTCAGCGCGGATGCCAGTTCTCCGGGCAGGCGTTCACGCCGGATACGGTCAACATTCTCATCAAACGCCTGTTTCAGTGGGGCCGCCATCGGGATTTTCACCACATCAATAGGGTAACGGTTTTTCCCGGCCACACGCTGCATGACATGCCAGCGACCGTTTTTTAATCGCTGAATGAATGCCCGCTGATACCGATGCTGACCGGCTTTAAGTATGCTGTTCGGACGACGGCCCAGCATCCTGATCCCCAGCTTAATCACTGGAAGATCACCGCGGTTAACGATAATTTTTGCGTTCGGATTTCTGACCGTCGCCCTTTTCAGTCTGGACCGTTCCTTAACCAGTTTCCGGCGTACCTTTGTCTCCCGGGCAACCTGTGATGAAGACTGATTAATCGCCGTTGTGGCCACGCGGTTAATCGTCATTGCTGAAGCCGCCGGAATGGCGTTTTTACGAACCCGGCTCAGATTATCAATCGCCTGATCAAGCCCTTTTATCGCCATAATTTCCCCCTGCGTTTATCGTCGCCGGTTAACAGCGGGTGGTTGCCCACGGTTGAGCCAGAGATAACAGCTTCCCCCGTCATCCGGAGAAACACGATCCACCCAGAACATCTCGCCGTTAATGGTCAGCGTGTCACCACGCCGCACGGCACGCACCGTATCCGTCCGCACAAATAATGACGGGCTGCTTCCTTCAATACGGACCCCGCCACCGGCAAAACCCAGCGACTCCGGATCGTCAAAAACCCCCTGAACTTCGCCGCCACGTTGTGCTCCGGAGGTGAACTGCGCACGGATCCCCATCACTTCAACAATCGTACTGTCCACCCCGGCAAGGGCGGCATCAAAGGCATTCTGAAAATCACGCATAAACAGCCATTCCACCATCAACGTGTGTTTTTGCATCTGAGGACATAATCAGAATCACCCGACCAACATCCGCAAGCTCAACGGATTCCCCCGTTTCACCATCAACGCCACAGAGATGGAGGCAGGTCAGAACTCTGATGCGCGTTAACGCGCCGGATGTTTCCTCACGAACATCATGAGCCGCGGTTTCCCGCTCCCGGATATCCATATTCATAACCTGTACATCATCGCCGGATGACTGCATTTCCTCTTCCCATTCTGCCACCCGCTGCGCTATCTCTGCGGCACTCCCGGATATATCCGGCTCACGCCCCAGAATCAGGGCCAGTTCATCAAGCCGTTTCAGATTTTGCTCTTTCGTTGCCATATCAGCCCCCTGTGAAAAAAGACACGGGGGCATTTCGCCCCCGCTCACGGATTATTTCACCTGTACCACCACAAACTCATCCGGATCCGGCAACACCATCAGCGGCGCGGACTGCGTCATGGTAAATTCACGGGCGGGATCCCCTACCGTCAGCCAGTGTTTCGGATAACGGGAAGAGGCCACCACACCTTCGGACAACGCCTGAGCATCCTGAATGGCACCGTAACAACGGATCCCATCTGCAGCAGTATTCCCCAGAACCAGCATGCCATCTGGAAGATAACGTTTTTCGATACCGTCTTCTGCTATATAAGACGTTTTCGCCACCACAATGGCCAGATCGCCGTAATACCCCTTGAAGGACACCACTGCGCCCAGATCTTTCACTGCCGTTTCGAGTTGAGAATTTGAACCGCGACGGGTATCCAGTTTTTCGCGGAACAGCTTAAAACCATTCAGAAGACGCCAGCCGGTACCGTCCATAATGGCAATATTCACAAGACCGCTGGCCTGGTCGCAGTAGAGGTCAATATCATGTGTAGGATCGAACGTGTCACGATCCTGTTTTGACCACTCCTTACCACTACCCTGAGTGATGTTATTCTTCGTCGACCTGCCAAAATCGACCTCAATTTTCTCGAACTGGTCTCCTTCCATGGTGTATTTGCCATACAACACAGCATTTACCGCCTGCATTTCTTCCACCTGGACAATGGCGTGCTCTTCCTGTTTGAGGTTATCGGTAATGATACGCAGACGGCGGTAAGCCGGATCATTCAGTTGAGATGGATCTTCACCAGGAAGGCGCTCAACCGCCTGCTGGTAATTAAATTCGTGTT